GCAGGAAATGCTGTTACTACTGGAGCCGATAACACCTATATCGGTTTTTCTGCTGGTCCAGATTCAAGTCAAGCTACAGCAACAGGTTCTTATAACGTAGCTGTAGGTACTAGCATTTTATATAAGGCTACTACTGGTAACGACAACTGTGCGATGGGTAGATATGCCTTGTATAACCTCACGACTGGGTATGACAACACCTGTCTTGGAAAACATGCAGGGTCAACTTTGACGACAGGCTACAACAATACAGTTATTGGAAATGATGCAGCATCTTCAAGTGCAACGGTTAACAATGAAGTAACTATCGGTGATTCAAATATTACTAAATTCCGTATTCCCGGTATTAGTGTTGAGGCAGATGCAGATGGCATATCAGATAGTAATGGAGAACTCAGAAAAGTACCAAATTACAACGTCTCGACTAACGGGACATTAAGTACCGATAGTGGAAAATGTGCTTTAAGTACTGGAAATGGTCTTTACATCCAATCTAAATCAGCAGGATTTATCCAAACTATTATAAATGATAAAGGTACTGATATATCTTTACTTCTTTATTCAGGAGTTAATTTATATAATACAGCAGATGGAACACTTGCTACGTCTAATAACGGTGTTGTCTTCAAAATGGGCGGAAGAGGAATGGCTACTCTTTATTGGAAGGATAGTACCACGGTTTATATGTCTGGTACACAGCTTTTCACTTAAAATAATAGGAGATTAATTTTATGTCAATACAAATGATGCTACTTGGTTCAGGAGGAGAAGGCCCAAAAAAATATGTTGATGAATATTTTGATATAAATGTCTATGACGGAAACGGTAGTTCACAAACGTTATATGCAAACAAAAAGAATAATAGTGCCCTTACTGATAAGTATGCTGTATGGATTCAAAACAGATCTACGAGTGGTTATGGAAGTTGTTTTGGAAGTAGTGATTTAGGTACAGGCAAAAGATGGGATATGCATACAAATAATGGAGTTGCAACAGATAGCAGTGCAATAACAAGTTTATCACCATCTTCTAACTACTTTGGCATAGGTAGCAGTTCAGAATGTAATAGGAATGGTGATGAATATGTTGCTTGGTGCTGGTCTAAAAAAGAAGGTTTTTTTGACATGGTGACTTACGTTGGCAATGGATCTGGAAATGGAAGAGGTATAGCCCATAATTTAGGTGTGGCGGCTGGTGCTGTTTTAGTCATGCCAGATACTAATGGAGGAGATAGACATTTTTATCATCATGGAAATCCGGGTCAGGGTAATCCAGTAGGGTTAAAAGTAAATAGCACGGATGGAAGTTCGACCTTACCTATCTCTGTCGTAAGTACATCAACTGTTTATGTTAACAGTGCCATAAACCAGTCTGGGGTAACTTATTACATGCACCTATGGGCGCATGATAATAAAACTTTTGGAGAAAATGCGGATGAAAGTATTGTTTATTGTGGACAAATAAATTCAAGTAATGGGGCTGAACAAAAAATTACATTAGGTTGGCAGCCTCGTTGGATTTTACTTAAGAATAGAGAGTCCGCAGATACCTCTGGATCGAATGAAGTAGGGAAAGGTAATTGGATTATTATAGATACTGAGAGGAATATGGGTGCTGCACAGCAGAATAATTTTAGTTTAAAAGCTAACTCAACCAACACAGAAGATAGGACCAGTACATTTGTTAGACCTGTATCAGATGGGTTCCATACAAAATCTTTATCAAATTCAAACGATAAAGATGTGGTTTTTATAGCTATTAGAGATTCAGGAGATAAACCTTGGGATAAGTTAGATTCTTCATACCAAACACCTGCAAAGATGGTTACTTATTCAGGAACAGGTAATGAACTTTCTGTAAATTTTGGTACTGGTTTTAATATCCATCAGTCTAGTACTTGGTATAGACATAACAATGGTACATACCAGTGGGGTGGAAACACGAGTGCTGTACGTCCAAAAATGAGGTTAAGAGGAACAAATCAATACCTTTTTAACCTTGGATCTGACACTAGCGTATCTGCTTGGCGGCAGACAAATCCTAGAACAGAAGAACATATGATGGATCGAAAGACAAGCCAACTGGTTATTCCTTCTGGAGGAAACTCTAATGCATCTAATGGGCACTACTTCGCTCTTGCCTTTCAAAAAATGAGAGGTCTTGTAGATTTTGTTACTTATAAATCTATTATGTGGTCTTCATCTGGTCCTAATCATCTAGACGTAAAACATAGTTTAGGCGTTGTTCCTAGAATGATGTTTGTTGGAAGAGCTGAACACTACACGAATAGTGATAATCCCTCTTCACATGTTCAAATGTATTGTGCTGATGTTCCTGATTCTGAGGAAAAAGGTTTCTACTATAACCAAAGATCACAAAATCATGGTATTTATGATGGCACCACTACTAATGATCCTTGGAACTCAACGGCTCCTACAGCAACTCATTTTACTGTAGTTACAGGAAGGAGTGATGTAAATTATAGTGGAGCAGATAAATATCACCATGCCATGTTGATTGCTGATGCAGACGGAAAAATAAAGTCAGGTAAATGGGATGGTACGGGTCAAAGCAGTACTCAAAGTATCAATATGGGCTTTAGTCCATCCATGATATTTATTTGGAATTTACATGGAGCTGGTAATAGTCCTTCAATTTACTATGGTGAGGGTGATAGTTATGTGTGGTTCCCTAGTGCTGACCCAAAAAGACTGCACTTAGTAAATCGACACAATTCTTCAGTAGATACTGATAATTACAGCTACTACAGGGGGTTCATACCTGTTCAGCAAATGGGATCAGGTTTCCCAAATGCTCCCTTAGCAGGATCTATTACAATGAGTGGAAACAATCTACAAGTTACAAACTTCCTTAATAGGAATGTAAATAGATCCAGTGTATCGGAAGTTTACTCCTACTATTATTTAGCTATAAAATAAAAAAAATGGAAGAAGAAAGAACGGCTCAAGAAATCGAACAAATCTTTAGATACGGTAATCAAACTGTAACCATCATAAATGACAATAAAGAAAAGCCAGAAAATGAACCTGAGGAAGCATGGAAAGCTTTAATAGAAGATCGTGTAAACCAATTGGAACGTGTCAAAGCTCTTAAGAAGCTTGACGGTGTGACTTCGATATGGACAACAGAAGACTTTACTGATATTGATGCAGCTATTACTTTAGGAAAATCTTTAATAACTTAAACCCCACCTAATTAAACATGGAAAAACTACAAGAAAGAGCACAAGAACTTCTACAAGAAAGAGAAAAGCTTGTTGTTCGTTTTAACGAAATTAATGGCGCTCTTCAAGAATTAGAACGTCAATCGAAAGAACTTACTGAACCTACAACTGAGGAAGAAGAAGAAACCAATGGCTGAATTAACAACTGATGAAGTAGCTCAAATATTTACAGCTGCTGGAGATAGCGTGACTTTGATAAATACAGACACAGCTAAAAACTCTAATGAAACTGAGCAAGAGTGGAAGGATCGTATTAAACGTAATACAGATCATTTAGAGATTATCAAAGCATATAAAAAAGAAGACAATACAACTTCCATCTGGACTACTGAAAACTTCACTGCAATTGATGCAGCTATTACCGAAGGTAAAGCTCGTATAGCTTAGTGGAAATACCATCCATCAACTTAGGTAGAGGTAAACTTCCAAATGCTCTAGATATGCCTAGCATCCCTCTAGAGCCACCTACTGCAGATATGCCAGTATTTCCACCTATTGTTATACCTCCTAGTAACTTGGAGGCACCAGCTGGAGTAGCATTGGAAGAAACTCCAGCAGAAACTGAAGATGAGGAAGAAGAAGCAGCAGCACAAATAGGGCAGCCAACTCTTACAGTGCCTGTTATTAAAATTGACTTACCTTTACCTAGTGCAGAAGTAGTCGCCACTGCTACTTATGCAGCTGTAGCAGCTGTAGCAACAACCACCCTAGCTACTCCTTTATTTGATAAAATTAAAAAACAAATACAAAAATTCTTACAGAAGAAAGTTAACAAATGGAAGGAAAACCGCCAGAAAAAGAAAAGGGACTCCTCGGAAAGCTAAAAGATGCTGCAGAGGATCAAGAACATCAAATCCAGATCCTTGGAACATTCGTCAGACTTGGCGTTGTAGTATGGTCAGGATTTATAATAACTATGAATTACGTAGAATTACCTATGGTTAAGAAATCAGGTAACTCAGATATCACGTTCGTTGCTAGTGTATTTACGGGAGCACTTGCGACATTTGGCTTAACCACTGGCAACAAAAATAGTGGAAATAGTAAACCCGTAAATTGTCCTATGGCTAAGAAAAAGGAAGAATGAAGAAATGGCTTTTACTCTTCCTACTGGCATCACCCACGGTAGCAAGAGCAGAATTAGTTCAACCCAACTTCACCCAAGGGTCGATGAACAGTACAACAACTACAACTCAAGAAATAACAGAAGAAATCACCACTACAACCTATGGAGCAGCGTTAAACAAATGGTCTGGGGACAATATAACCCATACATCAGCAACCTCTGGAGGAATAGTAGACAGCGATTCAATCTTCAATATGACAACAGCTGGTTCCGACTTCTCACTGGAGGTTGTAACACGAGCAGCGAGTCAGGTAATAGAACTAACAGAAATAGATCGAACTATCGAAACGGATTCTACTACTGTCTCCTTGTCAGTATTCTCGCAGTAGCACCTGTTAAAGCAGAAGGTGAGACTAGAAATGTGTCAAATCCTGTTGCAGCAGCGACTGGAAATGTAACGAACCAAGCAGTCCAATTCCAGAATAATGGTGCCCCTTCAAGGCAGCACTATGGTTCTGGAGTGAGCTGTAATGGTGCTACGATGACATTCAGTCCCTTCTATATGGGGAATCATACGGTTCCCTTTGATGAAAATATGGATCAAAGAACCTACACAATAGCTGAGAACTGGGGAGGACAGATTAATTTTATGTTCCCTTTGGATATATCAGGTTTGCGTAGATGTAAACGTATATCTCAACGGATTGAGGAGAAGATGCGACTTGACTACGAATTAACCCGTATGTTGAGATGTGCTGAACTTCAGCGAAAGGGATTTATGTTAGCTGAAGGTACTCGTGTATATACTATGTGTAATGATGTAGTACCTATTGTTGCATATGAAAAAAAGAAAAAAGCTGCTGTTAAAGAATACTTAAACACAACTTGTACACCAAAAGACAAAAAGTACCCTTGGAGTAAACGGGAGTATGATTGCCCTAAAACTAAATTAAAAAAATGAGTTCATTTACAAATAAGAATGGGAATGCACAAGCATCCTTAGATGGTCCTAATGACCTAACACCTAAAGTTAAAACAACTTTTATTATCCAAAAAGAAGCTGCAGAAAAAGCAGCAGAAGAATCCAAATCTGAAGAATAATGATCCTAATTATCAAGCCCATCCTTTTCGCCTTCTTGAAATCAGATGCCGTAAAGAACCTAGTAATTGATTTACTAACAGCTTATGTAGCTAGAACTGATAACAAATTAGATGACCAAGCATTAGAAATTGTTAAAACAAAACTACTAACATAATGGCACGGGTAAAAAAATTTAATCCAAAACACACAAGACCAGATAAGAAAAGAGATTTCTATGGTCCCTTACCAGCTGTACCAATGCCACCACAAGCTAAAGGTAAAAAGAAAACTACAAACATCAACATTTGGGATAAAGCAGTTTAATGTCAACAACATATAATGAAGATGGTTCTAAAACCTATTCTATAGGTCAAAGGCAAGTAGCCAAACTAAAACCAGAGAAGAAGAATGTCAAAAGCAAAGGCAAAGGAAGAAAAGTTTAATGAACTTCATAACCTCGTCACTGATGAATTCCTAAAGAGAGTTCGTAGTGGCGAGGCTACTACCCAAGATTTAAAAGCAGCGTGTGATTGGTTAAAGACTAACGATATCACTGGTATAGCCCTTGAGGGTACACCTTTAGATAAGTTAGCTTCTATCATACCTAAAGTAGACCCAGAACTCGTACAACATAGACTCTATGGCAGAACTAGGCAAAACAGCTAAGCATTATCGGAAGAATGCTAAATCAAGAGCTAAACACGTTAAAGACAATAGTCCGGGTGGTAAATACGCTCACTCGAATGAGTATAAGAGAGCACACGGAAAAGCTAGAGCAAGCTTAAAGATTAGATCAAAGAATGTAGATGCCTCTAAACAACCTGACGGTTCGTTTAAAGCTGAGAGTCGTAAGACTAACCGAGGCAGAGGTGGTGCTAAGAGGAAGTAATGACTGAAGACGAAATTGATGGTATCCTAAATGGAACAGTACCAAATACTCAATATCCACACCGTGCTAATTATGTAGGACCATCAAACTTAGGTAAAGCAGGTAGAGATCCAGTAGGAGATGTTGTTACAGCTGGATTAGCGTATGGTGCATCAACAGCAATTACACCGATAGCAAAAACAATTGGACCAGCAGGTGTAATAGATGCTGGTTTAAATATGATTACAGGTGAATCAGATACTCCATTTGAAAAGAAACTAGAGATTTTTAAACCAGCTAAAGTAGCTGCTAAAAGTACTAGAATATTAAAAGATATGCTAACTGATGTCTTTGATAAGCGTGTAGAAAGAGCTGATCCTGTATATGCTATGTCTGAACAGACTAAACGTATGGCTACTGGATTTAAAGAAAATATAGATAGTATACCTAAGAAAAACAGAGCTACAGATGCTGAGTTTACAATATCAAAAGTAGATGAAGCTGCTAAAGTAACTAAACCTAGAATTAAAAAACTTGTAAAACAATTTGGAGGAACTGATGCTGATGTTGATGCAATTTTCCAAGAACAAGTAGTTAAAATGCAAAGTCAGTTAAAATCAAAGGCTTGGCTTAACAAATATTTTAAGGATCTTACTGCAGGTTTAGGTCCAGATGGATTAAAGAATGCTAGAATACAAAATATAAATGGCAAGCCACGACTAGTCGATGGTCGTACAAAGAAAACTATTGACCATGCATTTGAAGTAGATCATCAAAAAGCTAAAGAGTTAATGGCTGAATTAGGTTTAGAAGGGGCTGATATGAACGAGAATTTAGAAATAGTTTATTCTGTATTTAATCAGAAAAAAAACCATTTAGGTAATCCAGCTTTACCTGATAAGTTACTTGAAGCGGTTGGTCAAAGTACTACTTTAAGAGATTTTGTACAAAGACGTTTAGATAAAGCTTTTGATCTAAATTATCAAAGAGTTCCTCAACGATTTAGAGATGTCGCTAAAGTTAACTTAATGGATGATATACTGGATGCAAAACCCGGTGTTAAACTAGAAGTTACTATAGAAAAACGATTAAAGTTTTATGATAAGTTTTCTAATTTATTAGTACAAATAGATGACTATGTACCACCAAAAGTACAACGTCAATTAGATACAGTTTATAGAGATTTAAACCCACAAGAATATCTACAACAACTAAAAGATCTTGGTGTATATGATAGACTTACTGGTAGATTAAAACGATTACACGAAAAACTTTCAGATGATTGGATAAATCTAAAGAGAGGATTACGGTCTAGACCTACTGATAAGTATATGAAACCGGGACATGATGTATAATGAATAACGTATTACTAGCTTTAAAAGACGACTTTAAGCTGTTCCTACAAGCTTTGTGGGAGCAGCTAGACCTTCC